ATAAAAGTAAACGGACAAATTGTCACACTTTATCCGCTCTTTATATTCTCTCTTGATACGGATAATTTGATACTTAATCAAAATGAATCAAATCTTACTATCCTCTCCCTGTCAAATCGAGTGAAATGGAATATTCTCCTTTCTCTTCTCATTATAATCCATTGCGTATATAAAAACGTTTTTTCTCTGGGGTTTTTTCGCCGAAGTGCACGCACCGGGGGTGGATATGCACGCGCCCGAAAAGTTCTGCACCAACCTAGTCGTTCTGCGGGGGAGGATATTGCCAACGGATAAAATAATATATAACAACGGATAATTTAATAAAGGGACACTATAGTAGTAGTTGTGACAAAAAAGATTACAAACCGATGGTAAATGCCAATAAATACAATATACCAATAATAAAAACTATTATATAGCTACTACATGGTTAAATTTATTCTAGTCTTACAGTTATGTACCAGTGCAATGTGTTATCCTCCTGTAACGAATCCTGCGTTTACATTTGATAATTACAGACAATGTGCTATGGCTGGTTATATAGAAGCAGGCAAGATGTTCGAGGGCTTTGATCCTATAGATGTAGAACTAAATAAACCCATATTAAGATTTTGGTGTCAAGAAGAGAAAAAACAGAATATATAGTTTACTATGCAGTGGAAAGTGCGTATAATGACTAAACCAGATCTAATGCACAATGTTAGTGTAGTATTTTTGGAAGCACCTAGTTTTGAAGCTGCAAAACAACAAGTAACAATAGCTGATAATCAAGTTGCTACTTTTGAAGTTAAGGAGGAACAATTATATGCCAGGGAAACACAAGAAGAAAAAAGGTAAAAATGCTTATATTTATATGGGCACAAAAAAGAAAAAGAAATACTAATGAGTAACAAAACAAAAGCAGGTGGTTTTAGAGAAGGCTCAGGTAGACCAAAAGGTTCCTTAGGAGAAAAATCTCTTGCTGTACAAGCAAAATTAGAACAATTAGGTTGTGATCCAATAGAAGCATTAGCTAATATTTCTATGGACACTAATAATACACCTGAATTAAGATTTCAGGCAAATAAAGAATTAGCACAATACGTTGCACCAAAAAGAAAAGCTGTTGAGTTAGAAGGTACACTTGACGGTGGTTTAAACGTAAATGTTGTTAAGTTTACTGAAGAAGAAAAATAGTTATGGAAATACAGGTCCCAGACAACTGGAGACCGCGTGACTATCAACTTGATCTCTGGAAATATCTAGAGAATGGTGGTAAGCGCGCAGTTGCAGTATGGCATAGACGAGCCGGAAAAGATTTACTGTCAGTCAATTGGTGTGTCACTGCAGCTTTAAAACGTAAAGGTTTATATTGGCACTTGTTACCTACATACAACCAAGGAAGAAAAATTGTATGGGATGGCATGACAAGGGATGGCAGAAGTTTCTTAGAACACTTTCCAAAAGAATTATGGGCAAATGTCAACAATACAGACATGAGGTTAGAACTTAAAAATGGATCAATTTACCAGGTTGTTGGAACGGATAACGTTGACCGCTTGGTGGGATCAAACCCCGTTGGAGTCGTCTTCTCAGAATACAGTCTTCAGGACCCACGTGCCTGGGATCTCGTTCGTCCCATCTTGGCAGAGAATGGAGGATGGGCGGTTTTTATTTACACCGCTAGAGGTAGAAATCACGGATATGATCTTTTTAATATGGCTAATAGAAACGAACGGTGGTTTTGCCAACGATTAAGTATTGATGATACAAGTGTATTAACACAGGAAGCTATAGAAGAAGAACGAGAAGCTGGTATGCCAGAAGAGTTAATCCAGCAAGAATTTTATTGTAGCTTTGATGCTCCATTAGTAGGTTCTTATTATGGTAGTTTAATGGCTAAAGCATTAGCTGAAGAAAGAATTAAAAATGTACCATACGAGCCACGTCTAGAGGTTCATACATCATGGGACTTAGGAATGGGTGATTCTACAGCTATTATATGGTTCCAACAGTTTGGTAATGAATATCGGATAATTGATTACTATGAGAACCAGGGAGAAGGGATTCCTCACTACGTTAAGATTGTAAGAGAAAAAGATTATATATACGGTAGGCATATAGCACCCCACGATATAAAAGTTAGGGAAATGGGCACAGGTAAATCAAGATTCGAAGTTGCTAGAGACTTAGGATTACGATTTGATATTTGTCCGAACATACAAATTGACGACGGTATAGAAGCGGCAAGAAGTATAATTCCTAGGTGTTATTTTGACGAAAAAAAGTGTAGTATACTAGTTGAGGCTTTGCGGCAATACCGAAAAGACTATGACGAGAAGAACAAGGTTTACAAAAATAGACCGTTGCACGACTGGTCAAGTCATGGTGCTGACGCATTTAGATACCTTGCATTGGGAACAAGGGATATAAATAAAAATAGGCAGAACCTCCCAAGTTTTGCCGACAGTAATTATAACGTGCTAGGAGGATAGCTATGGGCGGCGCAGTAAGAAAGATTTTTAAGGCACCTAAGCCACCACCACCTCCGCCACCACCGGCAGCACCAAAAGCAGTTACAGCTGCTCCTGCAGGTACAGCGGCGAGGAAAAATGTCAGAAGTAAATATAGTAGAAAAAATACTATATTAACTGGAGGACAAGGTGTGCAGGAAGAAGCTGAGATAGTAAAGAAAACATTATTAGGAGCATAACTTGGAAGACTTAGTAACAAGAATTATTACGAAACAAGAGTCATTAAAAAGTTATCGTACTCCGTGGGAAAATCTCTGGCAAGATTGTGGGGAATATGTCAACCCTAATAGAGGTGACTTTTCTACAATTAGATACAGAGCTGATACTGCAAGGTATGATAAAATTTATGACACGACAGCACCATTAGCTAACGAAAACTTAGCAAGTGGGTTACATGGGTTTTTAACTTCTCCTTCGCAACGTTGGTTTAGCTTATCTACTTTTGATGATGAAATAAATGAAGAGTATCAAGTAAAAGAATGGCTAAACAAAACAACTAATATATTATATGATAGAGTCTTCAATATACCTGAAAGTAATTTTAACTCACAAGCACATGAACTTTATTTAGACTTAGGTTCCTTTGGTACTGCTGTCATGATGGTGCAAGACAATCCTGGCAGTGGTATTTCTTTTAGAACATTTCATTTAGCTGATTGTTACATACAAGAAAATGATAGTGGATTTGTAGATACATTATACAGAAGATATAAAAGAACAGGTAGACAACTAATGGAAAGATTTGGTGATGCTGTTCCTGAAAAAATTATAAAAATTTCACAAAAAGACCCATACAGAGAATTTGAAGTTATTCATGCAGTAGAGCCATCAGAAACTTATGGAGACCCTATAAAGAAACCTACTAAAAAAGCTTTTAAATCTTGTTATGTATTGCTTGAAGAAAAAACTTTATTAGAAGAGGGAGGCTTTGACGAGTTTCCTTACATGGTACCTAGATGGTCTAAAGTTGCAGGTGAAATATATGGTAGATCACCATCTATGACATCTTTACCAGATATTAAAATGGTAAATGCAATGATGAAAACTATAATTAAAGCTGCACAAAAAATTACTGATCCTCCCTTACTGGTGCCTGACGATGGATTTATATTACCTGTAAGAACTGTGCCAGGTGGTCTTAATTTCTATCGATCAGGTACTCAGGACAGAATAGAGCCATTAGAAACAAGAGGCAGACCTGATATAGGATTTGATTTATTAAATAATAGAAGAGAACATATTAAAGCTGCTTTCCATGTTGATTGGATGCAAATGCCTGATCAAAAAGGTTCCCCTAATATGACAGCTACTGAAGTTGTAGCTAGACAAGAAGAAAAGATGAGACTTATGGGACCAATGATTGGTAGATTACAAGTAGAATTTTTAGGACCATTAATTGATAGAGTATTTAAAATCATGATGAGAAAGAAACAAATACCACAACCACCAGGTATTCTTGAGGGTCAAGAGATGAAAATATTATATACATCTCCATTAGCAAGAGCTCAAAAATCAGGTCAATTAATGACTATAACAAGATTATTTGAAAGCATGGTACCATTATTTCAAGCTAAGCCAGACTTACTTGATAACATGAATACTGATGAGACATTTAGATATTTCCACCATTTACTAGATGCTCCTGCTAAAATATTAAATCCTGAAGAGAAAGTACAAGAAGAAAGACAGCAAAGACAAGAACAACAGGAACAAATGATGCAAGCTGAGCAAGCTAAAATGGAAAGTGAATCAGCGAAGAATATTAGCGAAGCTCAAGCTAAGAAAAGAGAGGGAGTAGTTGGCTAAAGATAAAAAGCTTAGTTTAGAGAAAATAAACGAGCACTATAAAAAAGTTTTTGAAACAAAAGATGGTCAAATAGTTTTAGATCATCTTTGTAAAACAGGATTCATCTTTGAAAGTACTTACGTTCAAGGTGATTCGCATGGTACAGCTCATAACGAAGGTATGAGACGTATTGTTGTGTCTATACTCAAGTTTCTTAATAAGAAACCTGAGGACTTTAAAAACATGATCAACCAGGAGGCAATAAATGAGTGATCAAGAACAAACTGGGTCCGTATTAACGGGTAGCTCGGACGCTCCAGCTACAGATGCGCAAGCACCTGCAGATTGGAAATCTGGGCTTCCTGAAGATATACGAAATGACCCTTCGATAGCTGACATAAAAGATGTTGGCGCAATGGCTAAAAGTTATATTAATGGCCAAAAGCTAATTGGTAAAAATAGAATATCTTTACCAGGAGAAGGTGCTACTGATGAAGAAATCAGTGCCTTTCATAGTCAATTAGGAAGACCTGAGAAATCAAATCTATATGATTTTGGTGAAAGACCAGCGTTACCTGATGGACTAGAATATGATGAGGGCTTTGAAACTGCTTATAAAGATTTAGCTTTTAAAGCAGGATTAAATCCTCAACAAGCTAAAGCTATATATGATGGTTACCATGAATATATACAAAGTAAATCAACTCTTGAGGGAGAAAATACTGCAGCACAATCAGCTGCTTGGGTAGAATCTCTTAAAAAAGAGTTTGGTAAAGCTTATAATGAACGAGTAGAGCTAGCTTCTAGAGCTGTAGATACTTACGGCGATGGAGATCTAAAAGAATGGTTAGATAACTCTGGGATGGGTAATAGTCCTATGATGGTCAAGCTATTTGCTAAGATCGGCGAGGGTATCGCTGAGGGCAGATCTGACTCTGTTCAAGATAGAGGTTTCATAATGACCCCTGATCAAGCTAAGCAAGAAATTGCTAGGTATAACAGGGATCAGACATTTATGTCGGCTTATCAAAACGGAGATAATCCTGGGCATGCTGAAGCAGTGAAAAAAATGGATTCGCTGTTTAAATTAGCATACCCTGATGAAACTCCGATTAATCCGGCGTAAATAATTATGTACGAAATTATCTACTAGTTATATAGTAGATAGTGATGGGTAGCCGAAAGGTCCATCCGTCGACAGTACCCACAGACGTAAACAAGGGGAGAAAATGTCTAAGGTTATACTTGGGTAG